AAGGAATTAAAAAATGGCGAATTCAACATCTGCTAACCTAAAACTTACAGTACAAGCAACCGGTGAAAACTCGGGAACTTGGGGTCAAATTACAAACACAAACTTATTAATTTTAGAACAAGCTATTGGTGGCTTTACAACTTTTAATTTAACTAACGCTAACAGATCTTTAACATTTACCAATGGTGCATTATCAAATGGTAAAAATGATGTTATTAAATTAACAGGAACATTAGCAGCAAACAGAACAGTATCTATTCCAGATTCAATTGAAAAAGTTTATCACGTTCAAAACGCATGTGACCATGCTGGAAACACTTTAACTTTTAAAACATCATCAGGTACAGGTGTTCTTTTATGTGAAGGAAATAACTATGTATTATATTCTGATGGAACTAATATAGTAAAATTATCTGAGCAAAGAAACTGGAGAGCGGTTTCAGCAGCTGAAACAGTTCAAGCTGGAGCTCAACTTTTAGTAAATACAAATGGTGGAGGGGTTACGATTACGCTTCCAGCCTCACCTGCTACGGGCGATGAAGTTTCATTTATCGACCAAGGTTATGATTTCAATAGTAACGCATTAACTGTTGGAAGAAATGGTTCTAACATAGCTAACGCAGCTGCTGATCTTGTTGTCAATACTCAAGGTGCAGGTTTTTGTTTAGTTTTCTCAGGAGACGCGACTACGGGTTGGACCTATAAGGAGAAATAATCCATGGCCAACTATGAAGCTACCAGATATGATTTTGATGGTGCTAATCTTCAAGACGTACAAGGACTTAATACAGGTTTAATTATACCTTGGACTGATTCATCAGTTCCTACAGGATTCTTAGAATGTAATGGTGCTGCTGTTTCACGATCAACTTATTCAGCATTATTTGCAATAATTGGAACAACTTACGGTGCAGGTAATGGATCAACGACATTTAATTTACCTAATCTTCAAGATAATATAACTGTTTCAAAATCTGGGACTAAAGCTTTAGCCTCTACAGGAGGTGCTGCTACCGTAGCTCCTACAGGAAATATCGGAGGCAACGCTGGAAATCACACTGTAACAACACCTGAAATGGCATCTCACTCTCACCCTGCTAGTGGTAGAGGTGGAGTTCCTGAGATTGGACCGCCTACCGGATCAGGAGGAGGTTCGGGTTATAGAGCAGTTCACCCATCAGTTTCAGGTAATATGAACTTTGGAAATACAGGGGGCGGTGGAGCTCATGGACATACTTTTAGTGGAAACTTTACCGGAGACGCAAACTCTGTATTACAACCTTATATAACATTGTTATATATAATTAAAACGTAGGAAAAAAATGGCAAATTACGAAGCAACAAGATATGATTTTAGCGGAGCAAACATTACAGGTTTAGCTGGAGTTACAACAGGATCTGTTATTCCATGGTCTGATGGTTCTATTCCATCAGGTTTTTTAGAATGTAATGGTGCAGCCGTTTCAAGATCAACTTACTCTGCTTTATTTGCAATTGTAGGGACTACTTACGGTGCAGGAAATGGTTCAACGACTTTTAATTTACCTGATATTCAAGACGATGTAGTAATTGGAAAATCTCCTACAAAAGCTTTAGCTTCCACAGGAGGTGCCAACACAGTAGCGGCGAGTGGAAATATTTCAGGAACTGCTTCAAGTCATACTTTAAGCACACCAGAAATTCCTTCTCATAATCACCCGGCTGCTCCTGACATAGGCGCACCACCAAGTGGTCAAGACCAAGGTTCTAATAATCCAACTGTGGGAAATGTTAGTCCAACATCAGGAAATACAGGTAGCGGAGGCGGCCATTCTCACAATTCTGCAGCAACTTTTTCAGGAGACTCAAGTTCGGTCTTGCAACCGTATTTAACTATAATATATATTATTAAAACGTAAGGAAATTATGGCAAACTATGAAGCAACAAAATATGATTTTAGCGGTGCTAATTTAGCAGATCTACAATTAGTAAACACTGGTTTAATTATGCCTTGGACTGACTCTTCTATTCCATCAGGGTTTTTAGAATGTAATGGTGCTAACGTTTCACGTTCAACTTACGCTGCCTTGTTTGCAATAATTGGAACAACATACGGAGCTGGTAATGGTTCAACTACTTTTACTCTTCCAAATCTTCAAGACAACACGCCTTTAGGAAAATCTGGAACTAAAGCTCTTGCTTCAACGGGAGGAGCAAACACTGTTGCATCAAGTGGAAACGTTGCAGGGAACTTAGCTAGTCACACTTTAACTACACCTGAACTTCCAAGTCACTCGCACCCTAAAAGTCCATCTGCGGGTCCAAGAACTGGTGCACCTCCAGGTATTATTTTTACTAGAAGTTCGCCAGGTAGAACTAGTGGAAATACAGGTGGCGGTGGAGGCCATTCTCACACTTTAAGTGGTAATTTTACAGGTGATGCGACTTCGGTCTTGCAACCATACATAACTATGATATATATAATTAAAACTTAGGAGAAAAAATTATGGCAACTAAACATGGAATATGGACTGTCGTTTTTGATGACAAAATAGTTTACAAAAAATCTGGAGAATTTACTTCTGCTAATCCAGGTGTTTATAAAATTGAAGATGATTCATTTTGGAGCCAAACAAAATTTTCAAATATACATGCTATTCAATTTACTGACGATGACACAGACAATGACCAAGTAGAACATAAAGATTCTACTCCTAACTCTAGCTATGATAGTGCAGTTTTAGGTAACTTCAGTGATTTCATAAGTAGATGGGATTCTGCTCACTTAGCTAAATTACAATCAGATTGGGATAATGATAATGCAGTGGATGCAGATGGTAATTCTACTGAGACAGAAGCAGATAAAATTTCTAGATTAGGTGCAAGACCTACGTCTTACTCTTCTTAATTTAACATTCAATCCAAGAAGTTAATATGTATTTTTCACCTTTTAAAGGTGGATTACCTCTGTGCACGTATGGAAAACCTGCAGGCCAGATAACTATTCTACCTGTCTTTGGTTTAACTCTAACTGATTGATGAAGAAATTCTGTTTCTCCTCCATCGTTTACATCATTTAAATAAATACTGTAGACTAAAATTCTATTAGCAAATTTATCCGGTGAATGTTCGATATGCCATCGATGATAACCTTGACCAGGTAAAGTTTTTTGTATTTTCATATCCATATATTTATAGTGTGAATAAAAATCATTTATACCTGAATTATCAAAATATCTTTTTAAAGCTAAATCAAAATTTAAAAACAATGTTTTTAAATCGTCTTTCCACAATTTAATATTTGAAGGATGTAAATTTACTGCGGTATCTTGTTTTTCATTTATAGTAGAATTTTCGCTTTGAAGTCTTTGATAAGAATTATTAAAACTATTTTGATTTTCGTAAAAATCAATTGCTTTTTTACAATCTTCTTTAGAAATGTAATTATCAAACGTGCCTATAAAATTTTTTATTTTTACTGTTTTCTTATCCATTTAATAATTTAGCTTTTTCTATTTGAGTTTCATCCAACGTTTTATCGTTTCTTTTTAATTTTTCTATAGTTTTAGAATTGGGTTTCCATTCTTCTTTGTTGATCGTAATTTTAGATCGATCAGGTTTAGTTTGAAATATTACAGTGCATTTATTAATATAATTAGATAATTTTTCTTTCCACCATTCTGGTTCTTTTACTGTGTAATGAGCGTTTTGACCATTATTTAAAATTTGAATAGCTGGATAACAAGTTATGGTCATAAAAACATGATCTCCATATTGTAAAATGTCTTTTAAAACTTCATCTATTTTATCTTCTTGAATGTGTTCCATCACATCTATACATAAAACTAAATTGTAAATACCACTTGGTTTATTTGTAAATTGTGGAACAGCTGGATCGTACCCTGTTACACTAACTCCCATAGGAGATCCTGGAAGATTTTTATTATTAAATAAAATTGAATGAAATTTAGCTTTACCACATCCGTAATCTAAAATAGTTTTAACATTGTTTTCTTTTATATATTTAAAAATTTCGTGTTTATATTCTGCTAAAGCTTCACCTGCCCAATTGTTTTGATTAGTTGCGTGAAATTTAGTTGCTTCTAATAGTGACTCATACATAATTTTTATCTTTATATTCTTTGTAGTGTTTATAACACAATTCGCTAAAATTAGTCAAATGCAGAGCTTCTTTAAAAGTATCTACTTTGTAAGCGTCGATACCATCGTAACCCATTTCTTTGGCTACTTTAAATCTGTAATGTCCACAGTGTATTTCACTATCTTTAAAAACAGCTGGAAATAATAAGCCATCTTGTTTCATATATTTACGGACAGTATCTAAATGATTTTTATCCCAATCAATTTTATCTTGTAAAGAGTCAAAATTTATATATGATAAGCGTTCAGGAAACCAAATTATTCTAGCTTTCATTATATTCATAAGTATTATATAGTAATTTATATGCTACAAAAATTAAAATTCAAGGCAGGATTTAATAAACAAGATACTGAATCGGGAGCAGAGGGTCAATGGACCGATGGTGATTTTGTTAGATTTAGATACGGCTTACCTGAAAAAATAGGGGGTTGGTTACAATTAACATCTGCTCAAAAAACTTTACCTGGAGCTGCAAGAGCCCAAGTTGCATTTTCAAGTTTTGCAGGTGAAAAATATGCTGCCATTGGAACATCCCAAGGTTTGTTTCTTTATTATGGTAATGATTTTTTTGATATTACACCTTTAGATACTGCAATAACCGGAGGCACTTTAACAACGGTTAATGGATCTAATGTTGTAACAATTAATAAAGGATCTCATGGTTTAGCTGTAGGAAGATATGTAACTCTTTCATCTGTTACAGTAACAGGCGCATCTGATTTTACAGCAGCAGAATTAGAACAAGCTTATGAAATATTAACTGTTCCTGATATAGACAAATTTACTGTACAAGCTTCTAGAAATGAAGGCGGATCAGGTATGACTGCTGCCGGAGCTGTAACTGTTAATCCTTACGTTGAAATAGGACCAACAACACAAACTACAGGATTTGGTTGGGGCACAGCTACATGGGGCGCTTCTACATGGAACACACCTAGAGCGACAAGCTCTGTAACTCTAGATCCAGGAAACTGGAGTCTTGATAACTTTGGTCAAGTATTAGTTGCAACTATATTTAATGGTAAGACTTTTACATGGAATGCTGGCGCATCAAATCCAAGATCTAACAGAGCATCTTTAACCACATCAGGTTTTGCAACAGGCAACAATCCCACAAAAACTAGATTTACATTAGTATCAGATCGTGACAGGCATCTATTTCATTTTGGAACTGAAACAACTATAGGTGATACTTCAACACAAGATCCGATGTTTGTAAGATTTTCTAATCAAGAAGATTTAAATACATACACACCAACGGCAACCAACACAGCAGGTACTTTTAGATTAGATACAGGTAATGAAATAAGAGCAGCACTTCAGGGTAAAGATTATGTATTTGTTATAACAGATCTTGCTGCGTATGTTATTCAATTTGTGGGTCCACCATTTACGTTTAGTGTTAGACAGGTTGGTACAAATTGTGGATGTATTGGACAACATGCAGCCTCATTTATAAATGGTATTGTATTTTGGATGGGAGCAGAAGGTGGTTTTTTTGCATTTGACGGTACAGTAAAATCATTACCTTCACTTGTAGAAGATTTTGTTTTTACAACAGACGGAGATAATTTAGGATTAAATTTTAATTCTAGAGATGTTGTTTTTTGTGGTTCTAATAATTTATATACAGAAGTAAACTGGTTTTATCCTAAAGCAGGATCTGAACAAATTGATAGATGTGTAACTTATAATTATTCTGAAAACTGCTGGACCACGTCATCATTAGATAGAACAACATATCAAGACCAAGGAGTTTTTGATGCTCCTTATGCTACAGATTACGGTGATACTTTAACACCTGTGTTTCCTGATATATTAGGAATTACAAATAAATATGGGGCTAGTATTTATTACGAACATGAGAATGGCACAGATCAAGTTAATAGCACAGCAACTACAGCTATCCCTGCCTTTATAAGATCTGGAGATTGGGACATAACATCAAGACGTAGTGCGTTAGGTCAACAGACTGGGGTCGCAGATTATCGAGGAGATGGTGAGTTTTTTATGGCTGTAAGACGATTCATACCTGATTTTAAATATCAAACTGGCAATGCTAAAGTAACCTTACTTGTTAGTGCTTATCCAGACGATGTGGCTGTAAGTTCTCCACTTGGACCCTTTACAGTTACGTCAACAACTGATAAGGTAGATACTCGAGCCAGAGGAAGACTTGTATC